GGCTGACCACCCCGGGGGGGCACCGAAAAGTCCAAAAGTGCGGCAGCCCCGGACCGGCGGGGTCCCAGAACGCACGCATCCGCAATTGAAAATATGACCCCATAAGGATTTCATTCCATGGCAAAGCCGAGAAATCCCCTCGGCAAGGCCAAAGTCGAGGGGCGAGACAAGAAAGACCCACAGCGCTTCAAAAACCGCGCCGAACCGGCCGCAAACGGCCCTCTTGGGGCTCCTCCCGTATGGTTGAAGGACAGCGCCGATATCAAGGCGAAATCCGCCTGGAAACTGTTTGCGAAAGAGCTGCCGTGGCTGAATGAATCGCACCGCACGCTCGTCGGCATGGCCTCGACTATTCAGGGTCGCATTATGGCCGGGCAAGAGGTGGGCGTGCAGGCGATGAACCTGCTCCGCCAGATGCTTGGCCAGATGGGTGCGACGCCTGCAGACGCCTCGAAGGTGACGACACCTGACGAGGGCGAAGAAAAGGATGATCTGCTTGACTGATATGCCGGCGCTTGAGCGTGTGAGCGCTTATGCGCAAGCTGTCATTGAAGGCAGAGAAGTCGCCGGCCCTCACGTTCGCAATGCCTGCCGCCGCCATTTCGACGATCTCGAACATGGGCACGAGCGCGGGCTATATTGGGACGACGATGCTGCTGACCGCGTGTTTCGTTTTTTCGAAGGGCGGCTAAAGCTTTCAGAAGGCCAGTTCGAAGGCAAACCATTCAAGCTGCATGCCTCGCAGGCTTTCAAGCTTGGGTCGCTGTTCGGCTGGAAACGTGCCGACGGTTCGCGCCGCTTTCGGCGTGCCTACATCGAGGAAGGCAAGGGAAACGGCAAGTCACCATTCGCGGGCGGCGTCGGTCTGTACGGCCTGATCGCGGACAAGGAGGCCGGCGCGCAGATCTATGCTGCGGCTGCCAAGAAAGAGCAGGCGGGCATCCTTTTCCAGGACGCCGTCAAAATGGTGCGCGCAGCCCCGGCGCTGGTCGAACGACTGAAGTTCAGCGGAGGTATCGGGCGCGAGTTCAATATCGCGCATCACAAGTCGCAATCGTTCTTTCGCCCGATCTCAAAGGATTCCGGCAAGTCTGGCTCAGGTCCGCGACCGCATTTTGCGCTCTGCGACGAGGTGCACGAACATCCCGACCGCTCGACGATGGAAATGCTTGAGCGCGGCTTCAAGTTTCGGCGTCAGCCATTGCTGTTGATGATTACGAACTCAGGCAGTGACCGAAACAGCATTTGCTGGGAAGAGCACGAACACGCCGTGAAGGTGGCAGCGGGTACACAGACGCCGGACGAGGATTTTACGTATGTCGGCGAGGTGATCGACGACACAACGTTTTCCTACGTCTGCGCGCTGGACAAGGGCGACGACCCGCTCAAGGACGAAACATGCTGGAAGAAAGCTAACCCGCTTCTCGGCGTTATCTTGACCCAGAAATATCTTGCTGGTGTTGTAGCTCAGGCAAAGCAAATGCCAGGCAAACTGAACGGTATTCTTCGGCTGCACTTCTGCTGCTGGACCGATGCCGACAAGGCATGGATGCCACGCGAGACCGTCGAAAGCGTAATGGATGACTTCGATCCTGAAGTCGAACACGTTGACAAACCGGTTTTCATGGGTGTCGACCTGTCGGGCAGCAAGGATATGACTGTGCTCGCGTGCGTTGTTCCTACTGGCTTCAAGGAAATGGAGCGGGAAGACGGATCTACCGTCAATCTGCCGACGTTTGATGCGTGGGTGGAGGCTTGGACGCCAGCTGATACGCTGGAAGCGCGAGAACAGGCTGACAAGGCGCCATATGCGCTTTGGGTAAAACAGGGGTGGTTGAATGCTCCGCCCGGCAAGCGAATTAGATATGATTTCGTGGCATCGCGGGTCCAGCAACTCGATCAGGCGTTCGATATCAAGGCCATCGCCTATGACCGCTATGCCTACGACAAGTTCCGCGAGGAAGTCGAAGCGCTCGGATTAGACATTGAACATGTCGCACACCCGCAGGGCGGAAAGGTTCGGGCTCGGCCTGAGCCTGCGAAGGTAGAGGCGGCAAAAGCCGCTGGCTTACCGCCGCCGCAAGGCTTGTGGATGCCGGGCTCGGTTCTGGCGCTCGAAGACATGATCATCGACGGTCGCATTCGCATGCGCCGCAGTCCGGTGCTTATGACCGCCCTGATGGGTGCCACCTTCGATCATGACCCGCAAGATAACCGGTGGTTCGTGAAGACGAAGGCGTCAGTGCGCATCGACGCTGCTGTCGCTTTGGCAATGGCGGTTGGTGTGGCGATGGATACACCGATCGAGCCAGCCGACATCGACGACTTCGTCAACAACATAATCACCATAACCTGGTAGGAGTGCCCATGGGCCTTTTGACTTGGGTCGGGAAGCCTTTCGGGCTTCTTTCCGGCCCATGGCGCGCATTCTTTGGAATGTCGACGACAAGCGGCGAGACGGTCACTTATGAGCACGCCATGCAGCTTGATGCTGTCTGGGCGTGTGTGAACCTGATTTCGAATGCCGTAAAAACGCTGCCCTGCAATGTCTACAAGGGCGATGGCGTTGACGTCGATCGTGAGAATCCGCTGTACGAACTGCTGCACGACTTGCCGAACCTGGACGATAGTGCGTCAGATTTCTGGGGCATGGCTGCCCTTTGCCTCTGCCTTGATGGCAATTTTTTCGCGGAAAAGAAGAAAAATGGCGATCGGCTGATAGCCCTGAACCCGCTCAACCCGCTTTGCGTCGATGTAAAGCGCGATGATCGGAACAACCGCTACTACGAAGTCACCGAACAGTACAAAAACGGCAAGAAGGGTGGCGTTCGCAAAATCCGTGAAGAAAACATGCTTCATGTCCGCGGATTGGTCATGCCTGGCTGCGATCGTGGCCTTTCACCGATTGCCGCGCAGCGCAATGTGATCGGTAACGCCATGGCCGGCGAGAAAACGTCCGGTCGTATGTTCAAGAACGGCATGATGGCTTCGGTCGTCTTGTCGTCAGATCAGGTTCTAAAACCCGATCAGCGCAAGCAGATCGCGGAATCGCTACAGGCATTTGCCGGTGCCGACAAGGCAGGCGGGATCGCGGTGCTGGAGGCGGGACTAACCCCGTCGCAGATCACCATCAATCCAAAAGATGCGCAGATGCTTGAGACGCGGCAGTACAGTGTCGAGCAGATCTGCCGCATCTTCGGCGTTCCGCCGGTCATGATCGGACACGCAGCGAATGGCACGACGACTTGGGGCAGCGGCATCGAACAGTTGATCCTGCAGTTCACCAAGACCTGCCTCACGCCCATGCTCAGAAGCATTGAATCGGCAATCTACCGCGACTTGCTTGATGCAAAGACCCGCAAAACGACCGTCGTAAAGTTCAACATGGAAGGCCTGCTGCGCGGCGATAGCCAGGCGAGGGCGGAGTTCCTGCAGAAGATGGTTCAGAACGGCATCTACACGCCGAATGAAGCAAGATCTTACGAGAACAAGCCAAAGATGGACGGCGGCGACGGATTGATCGTCAATGGCACCATGCAGCCTCTGTCCATGGTCGGACATAACGGCGGGCCTCCGCTGGACGATACACAGCCAAGCGCTGGATAAGGGAATTTCATGAAATTCGAACACATTCTGACGGCCTTTGAGGCCGAACCGTGGGCGATTCAGCGCGAAAAACTGGCCGTTTTGGCTGATGTTCTTGCGGCACGTGTGGCGGGCGACAAGCTCGTCACACCTGAATTTGCAGCGGCTGTTTCCGATGCTCGCGCCAAGGAAATCGCTGAAATTGACGGCAAGGTCGCAGTGATCCCGGTTTATGGCGTTCTAGCCGACCGAATGGACCTGTTCTCCGCTATGAGTGGCGGCACGTCTTATGCCGGCATAAAGCGTCAGCTGCATAAGGCGCTGTCGAATGAGGATGTGAAAGCCGTTGTTCTTGATATTGATAGTCCTGGCGGCTCAGTACCGGGCACGGACGAACTCGCAACGGAAATTCGCAAACTGCGCGGCGGTGAAAAGCCGATCATAGCGCAGGTCAACTCGCTCGCTGCGAGCGCTGCCTACTGGATCGCGTCGTCGGCCGACGAAATCGTCGTTACCCCGTCTGGGCGTGCAGGGTCGATCGGTGTCTATACGGCGCACGACGATATTTCTGCTGCGTTGGAAAAGGCGGGCGTCAAGCGAACCTACATTTCGGCAGGCAAGCACAAGGTCGAAGGCAACGAAACCGAACCGCTCGGCAAGGACACGCTGGCTTACATTCAGGACAGCGTAAACCGCTCCTACGGCCGGTTTTTGCAGAGCGTTGCCGATGGACGTGGCGTCACGAAATCCAAAGTCGAAGACGGATTTGGCCAGGGGAGGGTGTTCTATGCAGAAGCGCTCATGGACAGAGGAATGGCAGACCGTATTGCCACACTTGACGAGACCTTGGCCAGATTGGGCGCGAACACCGAGCCGGAATATGTCCGTCGCGTAAAGGCGTCCAACGCCGCAAAGGCAGAAGCCGCGCAATTGCTGTCCGACAAGATGGCCTCCGGCGAAGAAATCACCAAACGCGAATTCGAGAACGGGATCAGGGGACTGATCGGTTTGTCGAACTCGGAAGCGGAGCGAGCCGCATCTCTCTACTTCAAGGAACATCAGGGGGAACCTGATGCTGATGCGGAAAACGCCGCTGTTTCGGCGGCCCTCGAACGGCTTTTGGCCGAAACACGCACTTTCATCATTTAGTATCAGGAGGACATATGTCCGAAGTTTCTCTTGCCGAGAAGATCGGCGAGCTTGGCCAGTCTTTGGCTTCTATCAAGGAAAAGGTTGGCAATCTCGCGACCGACTTCACCACGCAACTTCAGCAGCACGGAACTGTTTCCACCGAACTGACCGGCAAGGTCGATAAGGCGCTGTCCGAGCTTGGCGACACCACGACCCGCATCGGCGAGTTGGAAAAGCGTGCCGCTCGTGAACGTGAGGACGTTGCGCAGGGCCCTCAGGACGTCGGCGATATCGTCGTGGCTTCTGACAAGTTCAAGTCGACCGATGTATCTGGCGCATGGCGCGGTTCGATCCGTGTTGGCATGGAACGCGCAGACATCACATCCGGCAATACCACGGTTGGCGCCGGTCGTTCGGCGGGAACGTCGCTCGTTCCCGGGCAGCGCGTGCCAGGCATCATCGCCCCGCCTAATCGCCAGCTGACGATCCGTGATCTTATTGCACCGGGCCAGACCTCGGCCGCAAGCGTCGAAATTGTTAAGGAAACGGGTTTCACGAACAACGCTGCGCCAGTCGCAGAAGGCACGCAGAAGCCCAAGTCTGACCTGACCTTTGATATGGAAACCACGCCTGTTCGCACGCTGGCCCATATCTTCAAGGCAAGCCGCCAGATTCTCGACGACGCTCCGGGCCTTGCAAGTTATATCAACGCGCGCGGTACGTATGGTCTCAAGTTTGTTGAAGAGGGCCAGCTTCTGAACGGTGACGGTACTGGTCAGAACCTGCATGGTATTCTCCCGCAGGCATCGGCCTTCACCCCGGCTTTTGAGCCAGAAAACGAGACGGCGATTGACCGCCTCCGACTGGCAATCCTGCAGGTCATTCTGGCCGAGTATCCAGCAAGCGGCTTTGTTCTACATCCGACTGATTGGGCCAAGATCGAACTCACCAAGGATCTTGGCGGCAACTACATCGTCGGCAATGCCCAGTCGCCAATCGGTCCTTCGCTGTGGAATCTGCCGGTCGTCCAGACGCAGGCAATTTCTGCGGGCAAGTTCCTGACCGGTGCGTTCAATCTCGGCGCGCAGATTTTCGACCGTATGGGTATCGAAGTTCTGCTTTCGAGCGAGAACGTGGACGACTTCGAAAAGAACATGTTCTCGATCCGCATCGAGGAACGCCTCGCGCTGGCAGTGTACCGCCCAGAGGCGTTTGTGACCGGCGACGTCAATCCGCCCGTAACTCCTTAATCGTTGATGGGGCGCTTCGGCGCCCCTTTTCACGAGGAAACCATGAAAATCAAAGCGCTAAAAACGCTGGTCGGCAATTATGGCCGATTGGATGAAGGCATGGTCGCCGTTCTGCCGAACTGGCAAGCCGGCCCGCTTCTGGCGCTTGGTTACGTCGAGAAGTTTACGGAGGTTGGCGATGGCCGACACGAAGACACGCAAACGCCGGGTGGCGAGCTACATCGGGGCGGGAA